TAGTATCACTCCATCTGTAAGGTATATCTGTGTCTTGATTTGATGCAGTTATGTCCTCTTGTTGGTTCATTGCCCAATAATTTAATGAATATGTAGATGTATTAGGAACACTCCAAAAATAAATTACTGGCGTATATTGCCTATCAATCATGTATTGACTAGGTTTTCCAGCGTTATCTTTATCAGGTATTTGATTATATTCTTGTATAGTAATTCTATTTATTATTTGATCTACGCCTGAACTACTATCTCTTATGACTGCATCTAATATATCTATAGTGCCAACTGGCAAAGTATAATTAGTAGTACCATTAACAAGTGTCAAAGTGTTTTGCGTTACAGTCCAATAATTTATACCTCTGTTTGCAAATTCTGAAAATAATAAATTTATACTTCTTCGTGCAGACCTAGCATGATCTCCAGTTCTAGTTTGGGGATCGATGCCACATCTCTCGAATGATTCAGTTATTATCTCCTCAACATTAGGTCTAAATGCAACTGTTCCAGATGTTGCCATGTTTCACCTTAATATTTCTTCTTCATCGTTAAAACAACTTGATACGAATCACCACTGCCTGCTCCAGTTGTGGTAAACATTATATCACCACTTGGACTTGTGCCAGTTTGCTTTGTGTTTGGTAAACCACCAATCTCTGTATAGTCTACCTCACCACTTTGACCCTCATCAAGATTTAACATTATAATATCAGGACTAGCGTCAGCTAAAACCCTTACAGTCATGCCTTTAACAACCCAAGTACATTTTAGTATTTTTACTCCAGTACATGAACTGCCATTGGCATTAGCTTGTAATGTTGAAACATCTACCTTTTTAACTGCAGATTCATCTCCTGTATCTACATACTGATATTGGAATGCCATAACAATTTGACGAGTATTTTCAGAAAGTATAGTGCTTGATGTTATATCTGCCAAATTAATCTCCTAATATAGTGGGTGAAAACTTAATCTCACCCAAATTAAATTATGCAATCTGCACATATTCAATGATGAAAGTAAATGATCCAGCAGTTGTAGCATCAACTGTATTAGTGATATTACAAAAAATAGTTCTTTCAGCAGAGGTGTATTGTGCAGAAACTGGGGCAGTTGTCGCACTTTGTGTTGTTGCAACAAGTGTAGTTGTTGTTACGTTTCCTACAACAACAGTAGTTCCACCATCAAGAATTTCATCAGTTACTGCGGCAACAATTTGTGCACCAGAACTAGATGTGCCTACTTCATATCCAATATCACCAGTTCCAATAACTGGAGCAGTGGCACAAAATATTTTTATGTCTGTAATTATTGTGTTAGCTGGTTGAGTAAACTGACCAATAGCTGGACTATCTCCAGCAGTAGTATTTACAGTCACACCAGTTGCAAAGCCAACATGCTTTACATATTTGTTTGTTACAATACCAGTTGAAGCAATAGTAGCAACGTCAGTAAATGCACCAGTTGTAGTATTTTTAGAAACAACTTTAAAACCATTTTCAGACCTGACTGGTCCAGTAAATGTAGTATTAGCCATGTCAATCTCCTTGTCTTGGCAAATGTCTGCTTTCGCAGTCAAGGGTTATGTTTAGGAGAGGAGTTATCCCCTCTCCCATCTTAATTTTTATGCGGCACCTTCTGTACCAAAAAGACCACGCCAATCAGTAAAACCAAAAGAATATCTTTCTCTTACCTTATAACGTACATTTCCAGTCTCAAAGTCTCCTTCCATCCCTCTCTTCATAGGACTTCTTTGAAACATTTTAAGACCATCTGGAACATCTGTCTTAATGAAGAATGCATCACTGTCAGTTAACCTTCTCATAATGTGGTATCCTTGAGGTAAGTATCCACCATTTCTGATAGCGTTAATGTCATTGTCTGCAGTTCCTGTTCTCAACTGACTTTCGAGTAATCTTTCAGCTACGAAAGTATACGCAGTTGGGATGATTAACATCTGCCCTTGTGCGGCGATCCTAAGACCACGATCATCTTTCATGTCTGCAATCTGTATCAAAAGTGACTCTAATGAGGTTTCTGATAAGTCTGCTGCAGTAGCTAAAGTGTTACTTTGATTACCATTTTGAGTTGGGTGTGATGTATTCAATAATGATACGCCATCACCTCCAGTGGTGCTTGTTGCGTTATTTAAAACATTTGCTGCTTTGATCTCTTTGGTTGTTGCCATTGATCTAGCTAATGCTTTGGTATAACGAGATGCGATTGATCCATAAAGTCCATCTTCTTCAGCTTCTTCAGTAATTGAGAAAGCCAAAGCAATAGTTTCATGCTGATATCTTGCAGTAAACTGTTGTGATGCCTTATCGTAAGATACTCCTGCACCTTCATCTTTAGTTGGAGCTGCCCCAAACCCTGTCAACAATACATCTTCTTCAAATGCTTTTTGTGATGTGTTGCTTTCAAAGACTGCCTGATATTCAGGGGGGTAACTATCATATTCTAAGCCGAACAAGGTATTCAAACCTGGCTCAAGCATTTTCGCAAATTGTGCTCTATTCATTGCCATTGTTTAAATCTCCCTATATTCCAGCACTATCTTTGAGCAAGTGCTCATTGATAAGAACTTCCATTATTGCGTTAGTACCAAAGGCATTGTCTGGTGCTTCAAATAAACCAAGAATTTTGCAAGTAGCTGTTCCTGCTGCCATAGTTCCTGATATTTCAAATCCTGACTGACCAGTGGTAGTTGATCCTGCTCCAGCAACAATATCAGCACAGTTACCTATATTGGTTTGTGCTGGTGTTCCTGCAGATTGTGCTTTAAACACAGTATATGGATCATCATAAACATATGCTATAATATCTGTAGCAACTGTTCCTGACGGCCAGTATTGTGAATAAACATAAGAGCCATCTGCTGCAGTATAGGAAACTCCACCAAAAACGCCTATATTATTAACTTCTGTAGCTGTATGAGGTGTTAAAACACCACCACTTGTGATGATAACTACATCTCCTGTAAAGATGTTTTCTGCTAATCCAGAGGTTATAGTATATTTGTTTGCACGAGAGTAACCATTACCACTAAGATGACGTACGGGTATTAACCCAAAAGCGGCGTCTACGTTTGCCATTTTATCTTCTCCTAGTTAATAATTAATCTTCCATGACAGACACTTGTCTGCCACCACTGACTGAACTTTTTCTTTCTTGAAAGATTGGTTGTCCAGTTTTTTGACCTAATGCATCTAAGTCTCCAGCTAGTGATTCATTCTGCTCAACGCTTTTATTGTTATAGTAAGCCTTCATAGCTCTATGTTTATCAATTGGCATTTCGCAAAGCATCATACCTTCAACTCCTATACATCCTTCCCACTTTCCATGATTAATAGTTGGAAACAACTTACTCTTCACAGTACTCATAGGACGCGGTTCCCACCCTTCACGCATTCTTTTATATACGTTATCAGGTGTGTCCTTCCCCTGGATCGAGGTAGCTACCCATCGTTGTACATATCCTGGTCTCGGTTCAGGTGCATCTAACAATGCTGGTGGTGTCCAGTTTGTCTGAGGTCTTGACCCCTCATCTCGAACACTCGTGCGGGTTTCTTCTGCTCTTACATTTCTATTCTCAGCCATGATTAACTCCTTTGACTTTTCTGTATTTCAGAAGCATATTTTTTCAAACTAGCTTCATCATTAATTCCAAGTTCTCTCGCCATTCGTAACTGATCCTGTGTCATGCGAACCCTATTACCTTTGTATGGAGAGCCACCCGTAGTTGGTGCTACTGTCTTTCTACTCTTTACTCTCGTACTTTGGTCGTTACTTGATACTAACTCGGGAAACATTCTTTGTAAACGACTATTTAAAAGATTATAATAATCATCTGACTGCTTATCATGCCCTTCTAAATCTAGTTGTACATCTATAGCTCTTGCTGCAGCCGTTTCCCTTTCGTAACCTTTTGCGTTAAACCAATTGTTTTTTTGCCACCATTGCATTGCTTTCTCTGGTGCTGGATTGACTGACGCTTGTTGTGCTCTGCCAACTGTAGGTGACGCTGTTTGTTGTTGCACTTGCATTTGTCTTTGCAATTCATTGACTTTTATGGTTGCTCTCATATCAGCCAATTGTTCTTGAAAGCTAATTTGTGCTTGAGTGTCACCTTCTTCAACAGCCTTAGTCAGTGCTTGTCTTGTCAAATCATATTGTTGTTGAAATTGGTTTTGTGCTTGTGTTGTCTGTTGTTGAACATTGTTTCTTTCAAGGCGTTCTAACCTAGCTTTTAATTGTGCAGTTTCTTCTTGATACTTTTTGGCTTCAAGTTCTGCTTGTCTGCGTTGTTCTGTTATTTTATTTATTCTTGTTTGAACTGCACGACTGTGTTCTTCGTCTGATAATTTTTTTGGTTTATCTTCAATTTGCTGTTCAGTTTCTTGTGGTTTTGGTTCTTCAGCTATCTCGATTTCAAAATTTTCTTCACTAGCTTTTCGCTTAGTGTCCTCAATTTCTTTTTCAATTTCTTCTATTGGATTTGAATTTTCATTCATGGTTGCGTTCTCCATGCTATTCGCAGTTATAGATATGCAGTTACTTCTACACCCTCTGGCAAGATAGATGTTATCTCGTCATCGTTTAGTAAAAGAAACCTTACACCATTTATTACTAGTTTTTGACCAGCATACTTTCCATAGGTAACCTTATCGCCAACTTTAGGCTTATTAGATATTTTCCAGCCTTCGCCAGTACCTCTTTCTCTGTATGCAAGTTCACCAACTTTTGCAACTTGACCATGAGCAGTAAGATATGCTTCATTTTCTTTAGCCTTAGTAGGTAACAATATGCCACCTTTTGTTTGTTGCTTGATTTGGTTTGGTTGTATCAATATTTTCCAACCCATAGGTATTGGTAATTGATGTTGTCCGATTGTTGATTTAGACTCTTCATCGGTATAGAGTTTAGCGACTTCATGTTGATGAGACATGGTTTATTCATCTCCTTCGTCTAACTTAGTTAAGGTTTCGTCAATAGTCACACACGCTTCTTCAAGACCTTGTGCTATACCAACGTCTTTTTGATATGAATGAAAGTCTGTTTCTCTACCTTCAATCATCTTCTCGGCTATCGCCGATTTCTTCTGTCTTAGATTTTGCTTTATCTTCTTCAGGAGTTCTATTGTGTTCATCTAGCTTTACCTCTCCTGTTAATGATACGCCAGTTACAAAGACTTGTACGTCTTTATTTTCCACTTTTTTTAGTTCCTTTTTTCTTTTTATTATTTTTAGTTTTCTTTTTAGAAACAGTCTTTTTATTGCCATGATACATATTATTTCTCCCTTTAGAGATTAAAGATGAAAATTGTGTTCTGTTCATAGAATTACAATAGCCAATAAAAATTTAAAAGACAATTTCTATTTTTTTGTATCTACAATAGTTTCTGCTAAAGCACTTTCACTATAAACATAGCCTACAGATTGTTTGATTACCTTGCCATATTCGATTTCATTGACTGCCTTTGGGCAATCCTCGAATATTAATTCATCGTCAGATGGTTTTGCAGGCGTTTTAAGTGCTTCTTTACAAGCTCTATAATACTCATAATTAGGCATAACTCTTTCCTATTTATAAAATATATGATCTGCGATAACCTTAACTTTCTTTTTTTCTTTTGTCCAATATGGCTTTACATAAACAGCATGATAATGTGTAGCATCTTTGACAACATCTATATTATCAAAAAAACCTTCATGCATATGCCTAGCTAACATTAGTGCATAGTTCCACGATTCTATTTCTTTTGGTTTGTCTGATTTGCCATCACACCACCAACTAAATTGGCACTTGTGTTTTATTGGATTATTATTGAGATAATAACCTTGATAAACAACTGCACAAATTGTATTTGGAAATCTGTCATGTTTAACCCTATTCAATGTTACTTGTGCTACTGCAAGTTTCCCTGCAGTAGGTTGATTTCTTGCTTCATGGTATATATTAAGTGCAAGACATTCTACCTCATCTGCTTTAGCTTTAAAACAAGCTAAGAACAGAAGAAATAGTATAACCCAATATTTCATAATAACCTCCCAGATATTACTCCATTTGTTTTAAGATTATATTTGCTTTTATATCTTTGAATATGTTTTGAATTTTATAGTGATCATCAGTTAGGTCTTTAAGTTGTGTACTTACAAACCTATGGACATTCTTTAATATGTCCTCATTGATACCATGATCTAAATCTAAGCTCCTTAAAAGATTTTCTTTTATATCAATTGCTCTTCTAAATGCATTGTCAACTTTGAGTTCAACTCTTGCTAGACTTTTTTCATCAAACCTACCATCTTCAAACTCTCGCCAATATTCAAATGCTTTTACTTGTTCAACAATACCCCAATGATACAGAGTATCAAAGAACTTTTTCTTTCCATTTTCAGCACTTGCATCAATAGAGTACCAAACTTTAACTACCTTTGGTATATTAGTATGCTTTTTTACTTTCATTAGTTTGCTCCCTTTGCAATTACATCCATCTGATCCCATATGGATCGTCTTAGCTTAAACTTGGTGCTACAGAAAGGTAGTTGCACTCTGACCCATTTATGACCCACTACTGCCCATGCAAACCTAAGTCCACATATTGGTAGCCTCATCTGATTAAAATAAACATGAAATAATTTTGCACTAACCCAAGATTTTTCTTTAGGTTTTGTTTTGATTATATTCTTCATAAAAAAATCTCCAAATTTTGTTGTTCATTAATTGTCTTAAATTGATTCTACCATATGTAAATACATAAGTCAACCCCTATTATGGGTTAATTAAAATAAAATAAACTATTATTATGGGTTGACATCTTAAAAGGGTTGTGGTATAATGTAAAAAATGAACAATAAAATTTGGAGTAAAAAAAATGGGAATGCATAATTACTTACAAAGTAGTAGCGATAAATTCTTAGATGTAGAATTACCTAAGATAATTGAGAATTGTGACACAGTTGGACAAGCTAAACATCAAGCATATACCTTATGGAATAGAGAATACAGAATGTGCTCTGATCTTAGCTATGAAGGTCTAATGGATCATGTAGTAGATATGTGGAATGAGCATTGGTCTAAATATAATATGGGAGGTTACTAATGGAACTAAACTTTAGCTACAGCGATGCTGGAAGATCAAATTACTTTAAAGGTGAAGCTGGGGATTGTGTCGTAAGAGCAATCACCCATGCTACTGGAAAAGATTATAAAGAAGTTTATGATGAATTATTTCAAATCAATAAAGATTACTTGTCTAAAAAGAATGATAAGTTATCTAAACAAATGAAATCAAGAACTAGAGAAAAAGGTGGTACGCCTAGAAATGGTAATTACAAAAAGATTTACCATGACTATCTTTTAAATAATGGATGGAGATGGGTATCACTTCGTAAGTTTGGATCAAAAGAAAGAACTAAACTTGATGAGCTTACACATCTAGGTAACATAATAGTAGCAGTCAATAGGCATCTAATGAACATGAGACTAGGCACTGTGTATGATACTTGGGATAGTCGTTGGTCATATTGGTTTGATAAGAAGTCTGTAAGGACTGCTAATGGATATTATGAAAGAGAATATATCTAATGGCGATTATGAATATACTTAATGGTAAGAATACTGTTCTTGATTTTTTTAAGGATGCAATTAACAAAAAAGAATATGCAAGAGCTTACTATATTTTGACATTAATTTTAAAAGCAAAAGAAAATAAAAAAACCTTGTATAAGGGTTGACATTTGTAGATACATATATTATATTAATTAAATAAGATAAACGAACAACAAAATTTGGAGAAAAAAATGCAGACAGTTTTATCAAAAGAAATAGTAGGTTATGGTAGCTACAATAGTTATGTAAATAAAAAAGGTCATCCTACTAACATTCAATATAGTTTTGAGAGAATAGCTACTAACAATCGTTCATTACATATATATGGTTGGGATACAGATACACCAATATGGAATATTAATTATACAGAAGATGGTTATAATTATAAGACAGTTGGTTGTGTCACTGCTTTCCCTATGGATGAGGTACAAGCATCAATCAAGACTTCAAGTGGTGTTGACTTCACTGTAGCTAGAAACGATCCATATGAAGCATTTGTGGCTATTGTAGATGCAGTTTCAGCTACAACTACAGAAGAAGAAGATCAAGCATTTTATCAACAGTATGGTTATTAAGGGAGATTGACTATGAGATATTTAGAAGTAGAAAGTATTTGGGATAAGCATGGTGATTGCATTCTAGATAGAAGAAGTGAGCACCAAGAGCTTACTTTTAAAGTAAACCATAACAGAGGTACATCTAAATGTTATCTCTTTGAGGATCAAGCAGAAGATATAATACATATACTATCTGTTAGTCCTTGTATCAGTTCTCATTACTCTAAAGCAGATTATGCAGAAGGTGAGAGATTATCTAAAACATTACCTCTTAATCATGGCGATGTAGTTCGTATTAAGAAAAGAGGTAGTAAAGAATACACCATCCATGTGAATGGCAACTATTCTGATCTTGGTTACTTAGTGCCAATCAAAGACTAAGTTCCACCATCTTGAGTGCTAGGCATACTGCCTAGTGCTCCTAGACCCACCATACCACCTACAGTAGAGAATAAAGGCATACCACCTCTAAGTGTTTCTTTAGTTTTAGGTGTTATATTTATTGCAAAGGTTTGTTGATATATTCTACTATCTTCAATCCTATTAGCAAAATCATTTGCGGCTTCTTTAGTAGTAAAATATCTACCTTCAAGTGGTCTATCTGATCCTATTTCGTGAGTAAAATATCTACCATCAGCAGTCATACTCATCCCTATTGGATTGGTGTTTGGAAATTCTATACCCACTTTTGAGGTAGTTACGCCAAGACTTTTTGGCAACTTAGATGCTACTTGAGGTATTATTTTATCATAGTAATCTACTAAAGATGGTTTACCCCATCTATCAAATTGCACCTTACCAGGGCTAAAAGCAACATGATCATATCCACCTTCGTCTGCTAATTTTATTAATCTTTTAATAGCTAGTCCTGTCCATTTATTTCTATCTGTTACAAATGGTGCACTTGGAACACCACCTTGAACTTGATTTAAATTTTTTAGGTATTTTTTAGATAAATCTTTCATAAATTTATTACCATCAGCATTAAATCTTGGTTGATTTATTTGCCCAAATAAATAGTCTGCATCTTTGTCATCATAGAATTTATTTATAGGATCGTCTTTGTCTAAAATGCTTGGTGCTCTATAATTTAATGATCTCGTTGGTAAATCACCTTTTCTAACTTGACCCATAGTCTCATAGAAATTCATATACTGACCAAATGTCATAGTTTTAAATTTTTCTGGCATACGACTTTGCGAGTAATCAAATTCATAGTCTTGCACATCTGCATTTAAGTCATAATATTTAGATGGATTATCATGTTTTGCACGAAAGTCTTTTGGTTCTATAAATGGTATTCTAATTGGTGGTCTATTTGGAAATGCTAATTTGTAAAATGCTTCTTGTTCATAGCCATCTAGTTTAACGCCACCTTTTTTTAAGTCTAATATTTCTTGTCTTACGTCTGCCAATTCTTTATTTGCTGCTGCCAGTTTATCGCCTTCTAATTTAAAACCACGACCCGCACCTCTTTGACCCCAATCACTTTGTAGTTCTTCTACATACAAAACTTTTTTGCCATCAGTTGTCACTCTATCTTTGGTTCTAATATGAAATAGTGGATTAAATTCATCAAAGTGTGTTCTATATTGAAAATCTTTATTTTTATCATATACCTTTGGGTTCTCTAATTGTATTTTACCAAATTTATTATCGCCTTTTGGTGGTAACCTTAGTAAAAGTTCTTTGTAGTTAGTGCCACCTTCTTGTGTGTTTCCTTCCCATTTGGCAACACTACCTGGATCATAAACACCATCTTGTATAGTTGCACTTTTAAGTCTGACTATAGCCTCATCAAAACTTTGAGCAGTATAGTCTTGTATAAGGTCTGCTAAATCTTCTTTTGTAAGATTTTTAGTAGATGCTAATTTATCTTGCCCTACAAGCGTTCCTTCTCTAATACGATCATTTATTTGATTCGCATACTCTTCAGCCTCAATTGAATTTCTCCAATCTTTTACATCTGCATCTGGTCTAAATGTAAAATATATATCAGTTACATCTTGACCTTCATCACTTAAATTTTCAAACATTACAGATTTATATTGTGTTGGCATATGTGTGTTTATCGTGCCATACAACTTTATTGGTTTAGCATCATCACCAATCATTTCATACATCATTGCATCATACTCTATCGTAGGTCTAGAATATCTTCCAGTATCATATGCCTCTTTAACTTCTTCCTTAGTAGCAAATCCATCGTTACCTTTTCTAATGTCAGTAAATGAATCAGGTGAGAAATAATCATCTGGGTCTATACCATCACCCACTTGCTTAGTTTTTTTTGTCTCTATTAAAGAAACTTTATTGAGTTCTATTGTATCTACAATTTCTTTCTTAGTAACATTATCATTCTTAAATAAATCTGTTAATCCAATAGCATCTAACTCATCTTGTTTTACGCCTTTGTTTAATAGAAACCCTGCAAACTGTGCACCTGATCCTTTGTTTTGTTGCATCATCTTTGCTTGACGTTCTGCTTCTGAATAAAATCCAAACTCATCTATGACTTTAGGGTCTTTCATAGCCATACTTGGTGGCATCTTCTTTGTGTTTGCTATTACTTTTGGCAAAGCTCCTACCTCTTGTTTTGTAGCTACATTACTTGTTTCGCCTTGTAGTTTTTTAGCTAAAGATGTAGCGAAAGGTTTAAGTGTTTTGGCTATTGGCTTAGTAACAAGTGCACCTTCTAACAATGCAAAGCCACCTTCTAGAGCGGGTCCAATATAATCTGATCCAGTTTGTGCTCTATCAAAACCTCTTTTAGCTTCTTGTAAATAAAAAGGTATGTTTACTACGGGTGCTAAATCAAGCAGTCCAATCTGCTGACTAAAGTTTTCTGCACTAGGATTACCCATAAATCCCTTTGCTAGTCGTTGTGAGGTGCGTTGTGGTAAGCCTAAGTATTGTCCAGCATCAGATATGGCAGTTCTTATATTCTCTCTCATAGTAGGTTCATATGGCTCTAATCTACTACCACCATATACTTGTAAGTTTCTTGCTACTTGATTTACAGGCAAACTAGACCCAAAAAATGTAGGTGCATTTGCTGGATCATCATACACAGTAGGTGCGACTGACTGTGCTTGTCTTATTCTATTTTCTCTATAGAAGTTTTCTAACTCTTCTTTAGTAGCCATTAAAACTTATACCTCAAGTTAGCACCTATGAATTTATCTTTGCCTAGCATTTGACCATCTACTGGGTCTACATAGTAAGGATTAATTCTACCTCTGACAGTTAAGTCTACATTCTCACTTATTGGTGTATTTAGATATGCTTGTAATTGATCTATGGTTAATCCTTTGCCTGATTTAACGCTATCTGGAACACCAAATTGATTTAATACTTCTGGAAACTTATCTTCTTGTGTAAAGTATTGTCCACTTGCACCAACACCAAAACTTGTAGGTACATTATCAACCATAGAGTTTGGTGAAACAAAATCCAAACCAACTCTTCCAGACGCTGTCTTTCTGTCTCTTACGCCATAGATTTGTTCACCATCTAGAGTTCCAATAGGTATTCTAGAATTATTTGATATAAATCCTTCTATATCTGCACTAGGTATCACTCTTGTATCGCCTATGAACATATCATCAAATCTTTGCGTATCATCAAAGTATGGTGTTGGTTTTGGTGGTAATTTAGCTTTAAGACCAGCAAGAAAACCTTTTGTATCTGTAATATCCATTAAACTTGCCCTGCAGATAATTCTCTTGCTAATATTTCTAGCGTTTCTTGGAAGCCTTTGTCTAGTTTTTTGGCTGCTTTTGCAAACTTTCTAGGACTTACCTCATCTGATTCTAAGCCTTTTGATTCTAGAAATTTTTTTGCTGCTCTTATCTCTGCGTTTGCAACCTTTTTTATTTTTGCTCTTTTAGCCATTATTATTCCTCACCAAAGTCAATGCCTATTCTTTTAGGATTAAGCGGCCCGTCTACATTCTCTGCTCCTCTCAAATATCTTATATCAGCAGAGATAAAAGGTCTATTAGATTGAAACGCTTCTACCATTCTATGATTACCTTCTGTAATAAAGGGCACACCATCTTCTCTTACATGGATAAGTATTCTTTCTCCACCTTTATCAGCGTCACGATAGCCTTCTTTGGCTATACTTTCTTTTAAAAGCTCCATTCGTCTGCCTGTTTCTCTATATTTTTCTTCTCCAGCATGACCTTTAATACCAATCAACTCTTGAGGACTAAACTTAATGTTGTCAGCAAAGCCAGTCACTCCACTTACAGAACCTACAGTTATATCTTCTCTGGGCTTACCATAATTTTGTACTAAATCTTCTATATATTCGTTATTTTCTCTAATTTTTTTATTTACATATGTTTCACCAGTTATTGCATCTAAGAATGGTGGATTATCTATTCTTATAGTCGCACCCTTTCTTAAATCATTAAATGATTTGGGCAATGCACCTATTTTGTTTCCTAGAGTATCGACTACATATTCTAAGCCTTTTTTTATTATAGGCTTTACCATTATGTACCCTCATCCAATCCTGCTAGTGCTCCTATAGTGCCCACAGAAGCGTAAGGAACTATATTAGCTAGTATCTCGCCACTCTTAGCTTGTTTAGGATCAAACTTAGCGTAAAGGCTTCTTACATCGCCTTCATCAGGACTTAATAAACCTATTGTTCCAGGCTCATTAGTTCTATAACCATTAAATCCTAAATCTCGTAATGCTTCTTGTACATATGGTTCTTCTAATGTTAACCAATCCCCAACCTTTACTCTACCTAATCTGTCAAACTCTTCGCTTTCATCAGAAAATTGTGCAAGTATTCTATTTTCTAGTTTTTCTATATGGTCATTATTATCGTAGTCAAAAACATTTTTAGTTTTTATCTTGACTGGATATATTTGTGATCCTTCTGTGTACATTTTTCTAGATACATTTGTGTCTAATGTTGCATTATTAAGTAAATCCTCCATAGTATTATCATATAACTGATTTGGATCATTCTGAAAAAGTTTTGGGTTTTTTTCTATAGCTTCTTTAAAGTTATAGTTTTCTTTCATAAAATCTTGTATTTCTTTTTCATCGTAAAATTCATATGATTGATCTGTAATATCTTCTAGTTCATTTTGTCTACGAGCTTTCAAAACTTGATTTGCCACAAATGGATCGCTTGTAAAATATGTAGCACCTCTTGAATCAACGCCACCTTCTCTACTATATGCACCATAAATCGGATCTTCAAAGGGATTGAACTTGTTTATATCCTCTGTAGTAGCGTGATAATATACTTTAGGATCAAATGTATCATAATAATCTTGACTACCTTTGGGCAATGCACCTCTTCTAACTTCGCTAAACAAATAGTTTTTTAATTCTGAAGGCGTTAGATTTTTGCCAGTTTCTTTTATAAATTTTGCTAAAGCACCAACCTTACTCATGTTGCATCCTCTAGTCCAGCTAGTGCACCCACACCAACTGCAGTAGCCATTGGTGGTATTATAGATGCATAGATATTGCCTTCGTCTGCCTTCTTAGGGTCAAACTGTGCAAATACACTTCTTACGTCACCTTTTTCTGGATAGAATAAACCAACTGTTCTCTTGCCTACTCTATCTGTTTCGTTAGTTAGGTAACCTCTAAAACCTAATTGTTTTATCACGCCACTTATTTCTGGTTGTTGCAGTATAAATGGATCGCCTATTTTTAAGTTATAACCCATCTCACCACCTTCTTCCATAGTAGTGCCTAACGCTTCTTCTAATCTTTTACGATGCTCTGCGTTATTGTAGTCATATACATTATCTAATTTTAATTTTACTGGATATATTCGTGCACTTGGTTTTGGTATTCTACGTCTAAGCGGACCACTTTTATCATATTTATCTTTACTATCCACAAACACATCTATACCACTTTTTTTGGCAAAATTTTCTACATATCCTGGACTTTCAGTAAAGAAAGTTGTAGGCACTCCCTTACGAGCTTCTCTATAACCACCAAATACTGATCTATCTGACGATTGTGGCACAAACTCCCTAATGTTTTTTTCTGGACTACCATGATAAAATGTAGATGTATCAAAGCCTTTTTCCACAAGCTCTTTCTCACTTGGTAAATTGCCAAACTTTTCTAGTTGTTCTTTTGTAGGCATAGCGTCTAGAACTTCACCAGCACCTTGATATGGCACTACATCTTTACTTCTAACGCCTTTATTAATAAGTTTTGCAAATACGCCAAAAGGGTTCATCTTACCACGCCTTACATGACCAATACCTAGCCTTTGTTTTCGGTCCAGGTGTGTCACAGTTATGTCTAGCTCTAAAGCTCTTTCTATTACCTTTTTGGTTTTTCTTAATCTTCATATTAGGATCGCCAAAAGTTACTCGTTTTACTCTGTCTCCATCAGTAACATAAACCACAGATTTCTTTTTGCCATAGGATGTTTCACCTTTAGCAATACGTCTAGGTTTATTTAGTGTAACCTTTTTGCCCTTATAGGTAGCCATTACTTGCCTTTGTGTACTGTTTGTACGTCAAATGTTGCCTTTTTACTTGCACCTTTATGTGGCTTATAACCTCCAGTTGGGTCTTTCATTAATTTAAACCCGCTGCCAGACTTCATCCAATGAAAGCCTTTAGGTGCTTCTACTGCTTTCTTTGCCATGATTATGCCCTTCCCATTTTAGTTTTTTTGTTTTTGTTTTTTGCAGCTATCTTTTTAAATGTTCCTAGTTTTGGTGCACCTTTAGCACCTTTCTTTCTCATTTTTTCGCCACGCTTTCTCTTAGCATGAATATTAGCATATAAACTCATTTCTTCTTACCCTTCTTTTTAACTATGGTTTTTACCTTGCTCATAGGACTAGCTCTTTTTCTTTTTACTGCAGACTTAATCTGTGACTTAGACATAGCGTTAGCTTTAGCTCTAGGCACACACTTAGGGTATTTTCTCTTGGCATCCTTCTTTTGCTTTGTCCTACCACACTTGGCAAAGCCACCACCCTTCTTCTTAGACCCAATATCTACCCAATCTTGCTTAAACCATTTTGTTAATCCACCACTAGACTTTGACATTATGCTGACCTATAACCACCACCACGCTTCTTATATGTCCGCACAAGCCAGGCATTTGCATAAGCGGACGGATAGACATCGAACTTACGCTTGGCTTCTGCTTTTACTTTTGCATACAAAGCCTTGTTAGTTGGGATTGATCCTTTTTTCTTGGCTTTCTTTTTCTTTTTCTCTGCCATAACAACTCCCTTATATGGGTTGACTTAATGTGTACTTTATTTTACTATATAATTTTGTAATTACACAAGAGTTTAAAATGGATGACCCACATAAATTTAGATCAATAATAAACGAAAAGTTGTCATATTTTGTTAGTCTATTAGGTGATGAAACTTTGACTGTAGAACAAGAAAATACTTTAGATAGTATTGATAGATACATATGTAATGAAACTGGTATAGACATTAAAAAATTTCCTAAATACGATTAAGTCAATAATCCAAGAGCACCCATTCTATCTATGAACTCTTGGTTAACTGGTTGCACCATTCTTTTTGTTTCCATAAATCTTCTATCTCCACCTATTGGAAACCCTTCGTTACGCCTTATTTTCATAGCATCAATGTATACATCACTAGCTTTTATAGGTTTTTGAAATTGTGAAACTCTATCTCCAAACAAAGCTGATTCATATGTCTCATGTGTTTTGTCTGTAATATTTTCAGGTTTTCTATTAACATCAATTCTTGCCATAACTTTTCCTGTTTGATCTCCTGATCCTGTTCCAAAAAAATCTACATGACTTGTTGCCGCTCTAATACTTGGCACATCTGGAAAACCTAAATCTCTATATTTTGCTTTGTCTAATGTTTGAGCTAATGTTTTTCTTGCTTCTCCACCACCAGCACTTATTAATTTACCACTTTGATCAAATGTTGCTTTTTTATTTAAATATGTCCTTATATTTTTACTATCTATACCCGGCCAGTCAGATATAAGTTTTGACATTTCTTCATCTAATATTTTTCTTGAATTTTTTGTTACTTTAAATCCTTCCATCAATGCAAGAATAGTGTCTGATACTTGTGTAGAATAATCAACTGAACTGCCACCCATAGGTTGAAATACACCATATATGTCTACTCCAGGTTCTAATATCTCGCCAGTCTTTGGATTTTTTACTTGTCCACTAGCTTGTTCTGCATATTTTCTAATTATTTCTAAAACTTTGGGATTTGATGCCCAAATCTTATTTGTTTTTACATTGTCTGGACTAAGCATAAATTCAAAGCCACCTTGTTGTTTAGTAGCCTTACTTAAAGGTATTTCATTCACCTCTAATAATGAACCAAATCCCAATGATCTATCGCCAGGAAGATTTACAAGTTTTGCTTTATCTTTAAATAATTTTAAAAAATTCACTACAGGGGGTGTTATTAATTTTTTATCAATCATATGTTTAGCACCCATCTCTTCAATAGGTACTCCAAGCATAGGAACTTTAAATCTGCCAAACTCTGTGTCTAACATTTTGTTAGAAGTCGAAAACTTTGATCCTATAGGCACATTTTGGTAGTAATCTTTTTTGAGCTTATTTAAAACTCCAAGATCATCTATATAACGCAGTCCACTTTTGACTACCTCGCCAACACCTTTTGTAATAGGTTGCACCATTTATGCCATCTTAGATTTAGTCTTTTTCTTTTTCTTTTTTAGATTAGCTAGTTTTTTAAAGTCACCACGATCTAGTTTATTTGTTGGCTTATTAAGTTTAGCGATTACTTTTTGTTTTTTTGAGTATACTTTTCCTGGCATAATTACATTCCTATCTTTGGTGACCCATGACCTAGTATCTCATCCATGACACCACGCATATCGCCACTATCTACTTTCATTACTTTGACTTTCATATCGCCATCCATATGCTCTTCTTCCATCTCTTCTTCTTCGTCTGGAAGCACCATACCTTGATAACATAACAATAGAAAGTTCACTAACTGATCTGGCGTTAACTCCAATCCTGGCGAATCGTGAGGAAACCCCATCTTTTCCATGAATAGTTCAGCATTTTCATCCATGTTCTCTACATTTATGTCAGCCATATTTCACTCCTTTTTTTAGTTTTATGTTTGCTACAACTCCAAGTGCATAGCATATACTTTCGCCAATACGACTAACTACCTTCACAGCTTTGTTATTCTTGCCATATCTACCTTTGGATAAATCAAACGCCATTTGTTTTGCCCATGCTAGTGCTAGTGGTTTTGCTATCTTGTATACGATACCTTTATCTCTCATTTTTGTAGCTACATATTTACCCCATGTACAATATCCACGATAGACATTTGGGTCAACTCTCTTTCCATATACTTGATCATATTTGTAGATATATTTTTTCATATCACCCATTTCGTATAGTGCAGTGCATATGTAAGTGCCATCATCACCACTAGATGCTCCAGCATCGTCAGCAAAGGTATTAGATAAGTCCTTACCTTTACTTGTATCTGTTATTGATGTTTGATCGCCAGTTTGCTCTGTATCGCCAAGTCCAGTTGGTCCGCTATCTCCAACACCTTCTGTTTTACCAAATCCTAAAAATCCACCAGTGCTACCTTTGTAACCAACATCAGTCGCACCACCAAGATCGCCAGTTGATCCTACTGCTTGATTAGTAACTCCAAGTCCAGTTGGGTCTACATTTGTTATATTTGTAGTCTTGACTGTATTTGGTGTGTAACCTTGCATTGGGTTTAGGTTTACATTGTAAGCAGAAAGTCCTTTACTCATGCCATAATTTTGAGCTTCTCTTGTACTTACAATTCCATCTTTGTTAGTATCTGCCAAACCTCTAGACATATCAAGGTTTGAATTACCAAATGTCATATCAGTAATTGTGTCCACAACACCTTTGTTTTGTCCTAAAGATGATTGAGCTGCTTTTTCTGCGTTGTATTGTGCCATAGCAGTACCAACTGTGCCTAGAGTACTAAATGGTGTAAAAGACGTAGATAAGTTTGCCACTTGACCTGTATCTAAACCAAATATACCACTAGGATTTGTCATGTTAAAACCTAAAGACAAATTATCAAATTGGTCTTGCGTTAAACTTCCTAAAGCTCCATATTGATTTGGTCTTGCCATTGCTATCTACCCATCATGCCTTCTGCAAAAGGATCAATACCTCTTCTAACCATGTCTCTTTGCTCTGGTGACATATTAC